CAGGATAATCGGATCGCGGAAACACACGGGCTGGTGCTGGGCTTTCATCGGCTCGCCGAAAAGTTTTTTGGCGCGAAAAATGAACTCAGCGCGTTCTTTTACTGGCTCGCAGAACGCAAGCATCGGCAGTGCGCTCACCGTGAGGCCACGATGGCCGATCAGTTCTTTGATGCGCTGGACTCAATCAATCCGGAAGTGGCGGCGAAGTTCGTGGACGTGGAAGGCGGCCGGCTGTTCGTGAACCTGGCCGAGGCGCTGAAGACTTTGGACGGGAATGGATTCAAATTCTTCGGGCAGGCGCTCTACGAGCCGCTTCGAGAGCATCCGGCGTATCTATTGAGCAACCATGTACACCGGGCAAAATGGGCGTTTGACGCGATGGGTTTGGGTGGTGGGCGAACATCGCTCAAGAAGACGTGGGCGTTCGATACAGCGAAGCTGGGTATGTATTTAGGAGAAGCGCTGGTGTCGGAAAAGTGAACAGTAGGGGTAACAGAGAGGTAACAGAAAGGTAACAAAAAACAGTAATAATATCATATATGTTACCTATGTTACCTATGTTACCCGCATATATGTGCTCGTATGCGGGCGCGCGCGGGGGAGGCGATGGCACTTTTTAAACTCATAAAAAAAAGTGAAAAAACCGGGGTAACAAAGGTAACAGGGGTTACATCTGCGGAATTACTGGAAGATTCCTGTTACTCTGTTGTTACCCCTGGTAACAAAGGCGGGGAGCAAATCGAGCCAATCGAGGAGGGTGAGGACCTGGGGACGGTGAGGGAGGATTGTGAGGGCTGCCAGGGCCAGGGGTATGGATGCGCCGGGTTTGGAAGGCCGAACTATGGGGAGCTTGCGGATTGCGGCCTGGACGACACGCTGGCAGACTGCCTCCCCGGAGGGATGTTTTTGTTTGCGATCGGAATGGTCGGTGATACGGCGCAGTACGAGTTCGAGGCGATGTGTGCGCGGCATGTGCCGTACTGGAGAAAAAGGCTTGATCCGGAGGCTTGGAGGATAGTTGGGGGAAAAATAAAAGAGCGGCTTAAATAAATTCACCGCAGAGACGCGGAGGGAGCAGAGGAAAGCGAAGGGGAGGGGGATGTGGCTGACGAGTGCGCGAGGATAGGAAACAGGGAGCTGGCCAAGTTTTTAGACATATCGTTGCGGGCTACGTGCCGTCTGATTCCAGCGTTGAGAAAGGAGGGCGTGGTGTTCGACGGATACCAGGGATTTCCTCCGCGCAAGGTGAACAAATGGTTTCCGAGGGCGGTGAGGGAATACATGGCCACCAGGCAGAAGGAACGCAACGGGAAAAAGTAAAAGAAGCCGCTGGAAACAGGGGCTTTACTTTTTTTTGCAGAGTATGAATTTGGCACTCCAATATGGCACTCCAATATGGCACTCCAATATGGCACTTCAATATGGCACTTTGACACCTGCAAACCCTTATGAAATAACGATCCGCGACTGAGAGCCTCCCTGCACGCTGTGGCTGCCTGTTGGACGTAGCGGGCAGCCACACACAAAAACGAGGCTGCAGCCTCAAAAAACGAGAGGCGACATGGAAGCTGGAACACCAAAACAAATGCCGATCCCGGGAAGCCAGTGGGCGATAGCGATGCTGCCGCCGAAGCGGAGGGCGTTTGTGATGGAGTACCTGATCGATTTCAACGGGACACAAGCGTACCTGCGCGCTGGATACAAAGCGTCTGAAAGCGTGGCCGCTGTTGAGGCGGTTCGTCTCCTAAGAAGTCCTAAGGTACAGGCGGCCCTGGCGGAAGAGCGGGAAGCGAGAAGCAAGCGGTGTGAGATAACTCAGGACCGGGTGCTTCTGGAAATCGCACGCATAGCCTTCTCGGACATCCGGAAGGCGATGGATGAGAACGGGAAGCTCAAGCGCTTGTCCGAGATGGACGATGATCTGGCGCCGGCTATTTCGAAAATCAAGGTAACCGGGACTTATCAGACCGGGACGCTGATGGAATTGGGCCTGTGGGATAAGAACTCGGCGCTGGAGAAGCTGTGCAAGCACCTGGGGCTTACTCCGGACCACGTAAATTTGAATGTTAACCGGCATGAAGAGGCACTGAAAGCATTGGATGAGCCCGAATGAGAAACGTATTCGGAAGCGGCTCCGGGACGAATTTGAATACTACGCGCGGAAGTGCCTCAAGATTCGCGCAAAGGACGGGTCGATTGTTCCGTTTGTCCTTAACAAAGCACAGCAATACATCCATGAGATCCTCGAAAAGCAGCTCCGTGAGACCGGCCGGGTCAAGGCCATCATCGTTAAAGGACGGCAACAGGGATGCTCCACGTATATTGAGGGCAGATTCTACTGGAAGACTTCTCACCGTGAGGGAGTACGCGCATTCATTCTTACGCACCATGACACGGCTACTCAAAATCTTTTCGAGATGGCGCAACGCTATCACGACAACTGCCCTGAGATCGTTCGGCCGCACACAGGAGTCAGCAACGCCAAGGAGCTGCTCTTCGACGTGCTGGATTCGGGCTACAAGGTTGGAACGGCCAAGACTAAAGGGACAGGGCGCAGTTCAACCATTCAATATTTCCATGGGTCTGAAGTTGCTTTCTGGGCAAATGCCGAGAGCCACGCAGCCGGCATCAAGCAGGCCATACCCAATTCTCCAGGGACCGAAGATATCGAGGAAAGCACTGCGAACGGCATGGGCAACTTCTTTCACCAGGAATGGCAGGATGCTGAAAGAGGAACGTCCGAGCGGATTGCCATTTTCATTCCCTGGTACTGGCAGGATGAATATCGAAAGCGTGTTCCGGAAGGTTTCGAGCTGGACAAGGAAGAGCAGGAATACCAGCAAGCTTATGTTCTTGACCTGGAGCAGATGGCTTGGCGCAGAGCCAAGATTATCGAACTAAAGGACCCGCTATTGTTTAAGCAAGAATATCCAGCATGCCCCGCAGAGGCCTTCCAGGTCACAGGCGAAGAGACTTTCATCGAGCCCGCCCGGATCATGCGAGCTCGTAAGTATGCGGTGAAGGCTCCTACCGGCCCCGTTGTTGTGGGGTTTGATCCGGACGCCGGCGGCAAGGATGGCGCGAGCAGCATTTACAGGCAGAGCAGGGTCGCCTTTGGTCTCAAACGCTACAAAGGCAAGGATGCCATGGCGCACGTGGGCGCCGCTAAGGCGATGCTGGATTCGAACAATCCGCATGTGGACATGATGTTCATCGATGCCTCGGCTGATGGAGTGATCTCAAGACTCTGGGAGATGGGATATCGGGATAGAGTCCGTGCGGTTCATTTTGGCGGGAGTGCTTTAGACCCGGAGAAGTACTTCGATAAACGCAATGAGATCTGGGGATTGATGGACGAATGGCTGGACGATGAGCTTCCTGTTCAGATCCCGGATGATGACGGGCTTCATGCGCACCTTATGGGCCCCCGGTTCAAGTACGATTCGAACCATAGAAAGAGACTGGAATCTAAGGAGTCGATGCGCTCCCGGGGCGTGAGATCTCCGAACGATGGAGATGCCCTGGCACTGACGTTTTCTGAGCCGGTAGAGGATAAGGCAGCCGGCAAGCGCAAACCTGCTCAGGCGATAACCGAGTATGACATATTCGCCGAGATACCCGGATCGCGGGGGCCAGGACGGGCGCAGACCGAATATGACCTTTTTCGGGATTAGCTGATGGCTGACATCATATCCATAACGGCGGCCAGATCCGCAAAGGTTCAGGAGCTCCGAGAATACGTGGACCGCAGGCTGGTGGGCCTCCGGACCGACCGCTGGAGCTACTGGCAGCACTGGCGGCAGCTGTCTGATTTCATATTGCCCAGGCGCGGCCGGTATCTCATTACGCCAAACCAGGCAACAAGGGGAGATCCGGTTGGATCGAGGATAATCAATGAGACGCCGATTTTCGCTCTCCGCACTCTCGCGGCTGGCCTTATGGCTGGTCTTACTTCCCCTGCTCGGCCTTGGTTTCGGCTCTCCATTAGGGATATGGACGTGTCCGATAATACTCCTGTACGCCTATGGCTTGACGAAGTTACCAAGCGACTTCTGAGGGTCCTTTCCCAATCAAACGCCTACAACGCCCTGCACGTCATCTACGAGGAACTCGGATGCTTCGGCACGGGCTGCATGCTGATCGAGGACGACTACGACGACGTGATCAGATGTCAGACTCTTACGGCCGGCGAGTACTACCTGGCGAGCTCGGGCCGCAATCAGATCGACACTCTCTATCGCGAATATGTCCTCGCTGTCGGACAGATCGTTGAACGGTTCGGGATTGAAAACTGCTCACCCACTGTTCAGTCGCTTTGGAAATCAAGCCAGCTCGACAAAGAGGTGAATATCGCGCAAGCCATTGAGCCAAACGATGACCGAGCGCCGCAAGTTCCGGGGCTCAAGGGGCGGAAATACCGATCGGTCATTTGGGAATGGGGGCAGTCACAGGACCTCGTTTTGGAGCTCAAAGGCTATCACGAACTGCCCTTCTGCGCGCCCAGGTGGCACGTCATCGCAAACGACTCGTACGGCAGAAGCCCGGGCATGGAGGCCCTCGGCAGCAGCAAGCAGCTTCAGCGGCTCGAACTCAGGACCAGCCAGGCGATTGACAAGGTGCTGAACCCTCCCATGGTTGCAGATGTCTCGATGAAAAACGAGCCGGCAAGCCTGCTTCCGGGAGGAATCACTTACGTCGCCGGAATGACTGCCAAGGGCGCGGGATTTGTGCCGGCGTACCAGGTCCCTCCGGACATCAAGGGCGCGGAGGAAAAGATCGCCAAATGCGAGCAGAGGATCAACCAGGCGTTCTTTGCCGATCTTTTCCTCATGATTTCCCAGCTCGATACCGTGCGGACCGCTACCGAGATCATCGAGCGAAAGCAGGAAAAGATGCTGATGCTCGGGCCTTTTCTGGAGCGAAGCCAGTTCGAGCTAATCAACCCTTTCATCGACCGCGTATTTGCGATGATGTATCGGGCCGGCCTTATTCCGCCTGGGCCGAGAGAAGTACGCGGGTTGCCCCTCGATGTCGAGTGCGTGTCCACCCTGGCCGATGCTCAGAAATCCACCGCGACTACCGGAATCGAGCGCCTGGTGGCGTTTGTGGGCAGTCTTATGGCTACAAAACCCGAAGCCGGCGACAACGTCGATTTCGACGAGGCAGTGCGTGAGTATGCGGACATTATCGGGGTGACGCAGAAGCTCATCGTGGCACAGCAAAAGCGTGACGCTGCGAGAAAAGCCAGAAACGAGCAAATGCAGCAACAAATGGCTCTACAGAATAGTCTTGCAGCCGCGCAGGGCGCAAAAACTCTGAGCGATGTCGATGTGGGGGGCGGACAGAACGCCGTGCAGAAGATGCTCGGATACGAAGGGGAGAGTGCGGCTTGAGCGAGTACGTGTATGACATCACGCTCGACGGCGAGGACATCGGTTCATTTAAGGAGTTGCTTCGAGCCGGAATCGATGCGCTCGGGCCGGAGGAACAGGCGCAGATTGATCTTGGGAAAAGCCTGTTGAGGCAGCTCGCATGAAATCGTGCCCGTTCTGCGGAGAAGAGCCGAAACAGACCTGGCCGGATCTTCCGATGGTGTGCTGCCATACGAGGGGCTGCCCGATCGAAGGAATTTTGATGCACCAGGAGGCATGGGAAAAGCGCAATGGCTGAGGAACAACATGAATTCAACGCCGGTGACGATCGGCACGTAAAACGGCGCGAGAGAAAAGCCAAGTTCCGACAGGAGCAGAAAGAGCGGGCCCTCGGCTCGATCATGGCCTCCATAGAAGGGCGCGTGTGGATGTTTGACCTTCTTTCGAAATGCGGCTGCTACCGCCTCTCGTTTGTGCATGGAGAGCCGGATACTACAGCATTCAACGAGGGATCGCGCAAGGTCGGGAATGAAATCATGGACGACATCATGCGGATCGCGCCAGAGCAATATATCAGAATGATTACCGAACAGGAGCAAAAGAATGGCTGACGAACCAGTAAACACACCGGTACAGGATACACCGCCCGTTGACACGGGCTTAAACCCTCTAGCGCCTCTTGTGGGCAATGAGCCGCCAAAGGATACGCCGCCGAGCGATACTCCTCCTGCGGACAAGCCGCCCGAAGATGAGCCACCGGAGGATAAACCACCGGAGACACGCGCTCCGGCAGAGTATGCGGATTTTATCGTTCCAGAAGGCATGTCGATGGATCAAGCGCAAGTCAGAGAGTTCAAGTCCTTCGCCAAAGAGCAGGACCTGACGCAGGAGCAAGCGCAAAAGATCCTCGCGTACGGCGGGGCGAAGATCAAAGAGATGATCGAAGCGCCCTACAAGACCTGGAGCGAGACGCAAACCAAGTGGCAAGAGGAAGCGAAGGCAGACCCTGAAATCGGGGGCACCAAGTTCACGGACAGCATCACGAAGGCCGCCCGTGTCTTTGAGCCCGGCGAATCAAACCCCTTCGTGAAAACGGCGGAAGAAGCACTGTCTCTGCGTCAAGCGCTTTTCATGACTGGGGCCGGGAACAATCCGGCGATGGTCAAGTTCTTTGTGCGTATAGGCCAGCTTCTGGCTGAACCGGGACACGTTGAGGGCAATCCGAATCCCGCTGCAAATGAGAACAAGGGAAAAGACAGGCCTCTTGCTGAAAAGATGTTCACAACCATGGCCGAGCCGGCCAAGACGGAATAGGAGCGTGATCCATGGCAACCATAGGCCCTTTGGCACTGACTTTGATGGACTGGGCTAAACGGATCGATGATGACGGGAAGATAGCCGACATCATCGACCTCATGAGCCAGTCAAACGAAATACTGGACGATATGCTC